CGTATCATGTCAGCAACCACAGTACGACCAATGGTACGTATGATGATTGCAAATATACAAGATGCTTTAGCTTATGATGGTTCTATAAAAATGGACCCTTATAATATGCCTACACAATTAGCTGATATGGTGGACGATGGATACATAGATTTCAGTGTACAAGATTTACAAGGTGATATTGATTATTTAGTTATTGATGAAGCGGCAGCGATGCCAAACAAACTTATATGGGAGCAATATCTTAGGCCAACCCTATCTGATAGGCAAGGTTGGTGCTTGATGGTATCCACACCACGTGGGTATAATTGGTGGCATAAATTATGGGAAAGAGGTAGTGATTCAAACTATCCTGACTGGGAAAGCTGGCAACACCCAAGTAGTGAGTCACCATTTTTTAAAGACAATCCAGAAGATTTAAAAAAGGAATTAACCAATGAAACATTCTTACAAGAATATGAAGCTCAATTTACCTCATTTTCCGGCAAGGTCTACCCATTCGACTCCACTGTTCAAGTACGCAAAGACCTTAAATACAACCCCAGCTTGCCAACATACTGCTCAATCGACTTCGGTTTCCGCAAGCCTGCCGTTGTTTTCGCTCAAATCGACTTTAAGTCAAAAGGATTACCAACTATCTATCAGATTGACGAAATAGCAATGGTAGAAAACATCAAAACAGAGGATTTAGCCGAGCGAGTACGCAAATTACCGTACAATGTTGTTGCGTATTTTGGCGATCCTGCTGGTGGCGGTAGGTCAAGCCAGTCAGGTATTTCAGATATACAGATATTTTGGCGCAAAGGTATGCGAGTACGTTTTCGCAAAGATGCAATGACACGTAATGTAGTTAATGGTGTATCACATATGCGTAGATGGTTTGAAGATGCAAATGGAGACTCGCATTTTTTTGTGTCCAGTAAGTGCAAAGGCTCGATTACAAGCTATCAAAATTACAGATATCCTGAGAATAGAGCAGAGCAAGCAGTTAAGGAAGAACCTCTTAAAGATGGCGTACATGATCACGTAAATGATGCTCTACGTTACCTGATTTGTAATCTTTTTCCTATAAAGAGTAGAATGGCTGGTGTAATAGATTGGTAAAACATATATGGTAACAATTCCTGATTTATCGCAAGGTGCGGTTGCAGATTCATTAAAAGAAAAACTACGCTACATCGAAGATGAGCGCGTAAGAGAGCGTGATTACCTCATGGATTGGTACGAGGGTATCAATATTGAGGGTTATATCTCACAATATTTTAGTCGAGAGACATTACAACAAGCGCCAATTATAAATTCTAATATTACGCAAAGAGTCTGCGCTGTTAGGTCAATGACTTATAAGCGCCCCCCAAGAATGCGCGCTTCGGACACCTACCATGCCTCCGTTAATGTCCATAGTCTAAACGCGCAGCGCAGGCTGCTTGAACGCCTGACATTTTTATTAGGTTCTATGGCATTTCGCTCAAAATGGAATGAGCTAGATCAAAAACTTGAATATGAGATACTTTCTCACTTTGAACCATTATTTCTTGCTGGAGATAGCAGAGACAAGCCTATTGGAATATGTTATCCTATTGAGTATCAAGGTAATGCAAGAAATGATATGCCATTACATGCTGTATGGACAGAATCTCGCCCTGGATATCAAGGTGAGCATTACCTTTTAGATGAGCATGGAGCAAAAATTAGTATTAATGATGGTGATATTAATCCATATGGCGTATTGCCAGTTACATTTTGCCATCGCTACCCACCAATTAGAGATTTTAACAGCGTTAAAAACGCAATGGATGTAGCACAAGCCGATTTAGCACTAAATGTTGCAATGTTAGAACTAGAAATTGCGGTACGTTACGGCGCGATGGGGATAAAATTTGTTGCTGGTGTCGACGATGCAAGTAGGATACAGATTGGCACTGATAAAATTCTTTATTTACCCGAAGGTGCAAACTTTGGCGTTACCAATAGCGGTGGATCACTTGCTGAAATTGTAGATGCTACAAGATTTTTTGTTGAATCTACATTAAATAATAACCATATAAGAGCCAAATACGCACGAGACGACGCAGGAAATGCGCCTAGTGCAGCAAGTTTGTCAATCTTAGAAATGGAAGCTCGTGATATCACTACTGGCGAGAAAGAAGATACCTGGAGGCCCTGGGAGCAAAAGCGCTATAAAGTAGATAGAGAAATTCTCAGAATAGAAGCAGGAGTAGATGTTGGCGAAGAGTATTCAGTTGACTTCTTAGAGCCAAATTATGCTCTCACCCCTGATACTGAGATTGCATTATGGACATGGCGTTTTGAGCAAGGGTTAGCATCAAAGCAAGATTATTTTGACTATATGAATCCTGATGCGTCTCCTGAACAACGTGCAGAATTTGAATCAAGATTAAACGAAGAGTCTAAAGAAGAAGAAGACCAACCAGTAAATCGATTATTAAATAGACTACAAAATGGCAGCTCTTGATGATGCAATAAATGCATATAACGATTCTATCGAACAAGCAAGTAATGCATTTGTGCAAGATACAAAACAGCTTGAGGATGAAGGGTTAACCATAGAAGAAATTTTATTGTTTCTTGCTGCTGTCGACATTACAACATATTTTATAGAGGATTTAGGCGTATCTGCCGGCATTGGTGCATATATGGTAGCTACAGAAAGATTATTAGATGACTTGCCTTTTTTTGGTGCAACTACAGAAGCAAAATTATTGGCATTGCAAAATATACAACGATCTAGTATTGTCAAATTAAGTGGAACGATTGGCGAGTCTGTCAGAATGAGTATTACGCAAGGCATTGCTAATAAGCTAGATAAATTGGCTATATCTGATTTAATTAAACGTAATCTAAGTAGAGATGTACCTCGAATAGATACAATTATTACTAGTACGTTAGGAACATATCAACAGAGTGTAATTGCTACTATGTCTGAAGGCTTACCTGAAAGCACATTGTACGAATATTTTGGCCCACGTGATAAGAAAAATCGCCCTATCTGTAGATATTTTTTATTAGAGTCACCTTTAACACGCAATGAAATAGAAATTGCACAAGCTGGCGCTTTTCTTGATAGAGGTGGGCATAACTGTCGTCATTTGTGGAAGCCATTAGTATAATGCTAGATATACATAAAATATTACGTTTTACAAAAAAAGACTTAGAACTCCATGGTAAAAAAATTGCTAATGCCCATAAAGAGCAAATTAAAATGGGGCTTGATTTTGAGGGAAAAACATTTGCTGACTATACAAAGCATTATAGCAAAAATAAAGCGGCAGGTAAATTTAAAAATCAAAAAAGCAGACAAGTAAACCCACCAAATTTAACACTTACTGGTGTTATGTTGTCTGCGTTTGGTTATATGCGCAGTGCCTTTACTAGTGGTGAATTAGGTATTTTATATGGCATTAAAGATAAAACGCAAGCATTAAAGTTAAGAGATAATCAACAAGGCAAATTCGGAAGGTCACGCAAAGGTAAGAATAAATTAATTAGACGACCTGATAAAGCGCGTGTCATCGTTAAGAACAATAAGATAGGGCCGGATGCAGAAAAAGCAGTGGTCCATATGTTTTTTGATGTGGTAAGACGAAATGCCAACAAGCTTAAAAAACGCCACGTGGTAAACGTGTAAAATAAGGAGACAGTATGTCTGAAGATAATGTGCAGAGCGCACCTGGTGAGCAAAGTTTTGCAGAGCGACCACCAGTAGAAAAAGCAGTTGCTCAAGAGGCGGTGGCCGAAGATACACAGGATCAGCCAACTAACCCTGAAGTTGGAGATTTGATTGCAGAGTCAAAGAAATACAGGGCGCGAAGTCAAAAAGCAGAAGCTGAACTTGCTGAAATGAAGAAAAAAGCAGAGGCGCAACGCACCAAAGAGTTAGAAGCTAAAAAAGAATGGCAAACTCTTGCGGAAGAGCGTGCTGCTAGGATTGCAGAGCTTGAGCCTGTTGTGGAACGAGCAATGAAACAAGAAGCAGATATGCGAGAGCAGTTACTG